ACGTACGCCCTACAAGGACTTACACGAAATCGATACTTTTTTGCAACAGGCTCAAGCTCGCGGAAAGGTTCTCGACTTGCCCATCGTTGGTGTAATGGTGATCAATTTTGCGCCTGAAACCAATGCTCGTATTTCCTTGACTGCCGAGCAATGGGAAAATGAAGCGATGCAAGGCACAAAGCGTTTGGTGATTAATCGGCCTAATGACGACAAAGGCTTTAAGTCATGACCCAAGACGATTCCCTTCGCGCCAAAGCGCGTCAAAATACGCTGCGTACCTTCCTTTCCTATGAAGCCAAACTCACCGCTGCCTATCGCCAAGCTGCGTACGCTCGAGCCAGACGCCCGAATCATGATCACAGTCGGGGAGCCTCCCTTTCAATTCAGATCGATCGTGAGTAGCCACCACCTTGTCGAAGAGCGCATTATTCGTTTACAGGGCTATTGGCTAAAAGCCAGTCAAAACAAGGATCTTTAAGCTACGCTATACATCAAGCGGTCTTTTTAGCTTGACATCAATAACATCTTTAAAGTCAGACCATAAAAATGCACGACGTAGAACAGATCGATCTTCTGATCTGATCAAAGAATCGCTGCAACGTTATGGCGCTGCTCGAAGCATTGTTATCGATGAAGACAACCGCATCCTTGCGGGCAATGGCACCATCGATGGGGCAAAAGCCGCAGGCATCAAAAACGTACGCATCATTGAAACCGACGGTGATGAGATCATCGCCGTTAAACGCACCGGCCTATCAGAGGAGCAAAAGGTCGGCCTTGCTCTTGCTGACAACCGCACGGCTGATCTCAGCGAATGGGATCAGGAGATGCTGCATCAGCTCTCAGAAGAACATGACATCAGCCCTTGGTTTGATCAGGACGACCTAAACGAAATTCTCAACGTCACGGAGCTTGATCCTGAAGAGGGCAACACAGATCCTGACGACGTACCAGAAGCACCAGAAGAACCCACTACCAAACCAGGCGACCTGTGGATCCTCGGCAACCATCGTTTGCTTTGCGGTGACAGCACCAACCCGCAGCACGTCGAACGCCTAATGGATGGGAAGAAGGCAGACATGGTCTTTACTGACCCGCCTTACAACATCGGCTACCAGGACATAAAAGCCAAATTTGAGAAAATCGCGAATGACAAAATGAGTGACTCGGAGTTTCTCCAGTTCCTCAAAGACACAATTCAGCCCGCAGAGGTCATGTATGTCTGCTGTTCTTGGCAGTATGCGCATCTCTTTAAACAGGCGATGACTGAGCTAGGTGTTGCGCCTAAGTCAATGATCGTCTGGGACAAAGTCAATCCAGCCCAAAATCTTGACCGCTATTACAAGCAGCACGAAATCATCTTTTACTTTGGCCCCTTCGGAGGGCAGAAAACTGTTCGAGGAGACGTCTGGCAGCTCAAGCGTCAACGCAACACCCTTCACCCAACGATGAAACCCGTAGAGCTGATTGAAATGGCTTTAGAAGACAATCCAGCGCACAAAACCGTATTTGATTCTTTCGGTGGTTCAGGCTCCACCCTCATCGCCTGCGAGCGTCAGCACCGACACGCTTGCCTTATGGAACTCGACCCCGTTTACTGCGACGTCATCGTCAAACGCTGGGAAGACTTCACCGGTAACACCGCCATCTGCGAACCATCTGCGGCACACTTTGAACAGGAGGAGTCAAAAGGCTGATGGCAAACAAGTCCACAAAGATTGAAGTAGACATGCGCGTCAACCGCATCGCTCGCCTTTTGGCGAACGGTGCTGTCCGCTCTGAGATCGTGCAGTATTGCGCGAAAGAATGGGAAATCGCTGAACGGCAAACAGACACCTACATCGCCAAGGCGCGGGATCTTATCCGGGCTGATTGGGAAACAGATCGGCTGACTTTTACTGCAGAAATCCTTGCTCAGCTCGCCACGCTGCAAAAAGAGGCCCGCAAGACCAATAATCTCAACGCTGCCTTGGGTTGCATCAAGACCGCAGCGCAGATCGCTCAAGTGCTTCAGTGACGTTCCTTAGCCACATCGAAAGCGGATCAATCCTGAACCGAATTGGCGAAAGTAATTCAGAGCTAGACGTTCAAGCCTTAGTCACACAGATCAAGGCCGACTTGCACCCAGGCCAGCTTGCATTTGTAGAAGATCAAACGACAGAAATCATCGGCTTGTCTGCTGGGTATGGGGCGGGCAAGACCCGTAGCTTGGCTGCAAAGGCTGTCGTCCTTGCGGTGTTAAATCAAGGCTTCATGGGTTGCGTGATGGAGCCTACTGGGCCTTTGATCCGCGATATATGGATGAATGATTTCGAGGAATTTCTTGAGGCTTACGAAATCCCCTACACGTTTAGAGCAAGTCCACTCCCAGAATATGTTTTGCATTTACCCGGCGGTGACACAAAAATCTTGTGCCGCAGTTTCGAGAATTGGTCACGCATCATTGGCTTGAACCTTGCCTGGGTGCTTGCCGATGAAATCGATACAGTCACGCCATCAATCGCACAGAAAGCATTCCCGAAAATCCTTGGCCGCTTACGTGCTGGCAACGTTCGACAGTTTGCGGCTGCATCAACGCCTGAAGGCTTCCGTTGGATGTGGAACACGTTTGGAACAGAAGAGGCACAACAGCGCCCTGATCGAAAGCTGATTAAAATGCGATCGGTGGATAATCCCCACCTCCCAAAAGATTTCATTGAACGTCTCGAAGCCAACTACGATCCCAGCCTGTTAAAGGCGTATTTGCTTGGAGAATTTACGAATCTGACAACAGGTCAGGTTTATGACCGTTTTGATCGCGCCAAACATGTAATCACCGATATTCCTGATGTCAGCAACGAGCCCCTTCGCGTCGGCGTTGACTTCAATATCGGAAACATGTCCGCAGTCATCGGTGTTCGTCTTGGGAACAACCTTCTCCTGATTGACGAGGTGACTGGCGCACATGACACCGACGCCATGGCCCAAGAAATACAACGCCGCGCAGAAGGACGCCAGGTTTACGTCTACCCTGACGCATCAGGCTCAGCGCGTTCTACTAATGCCTCGCGAACCGATATACAGATTCTCGAGTCATACCAGTTCAGCAATCAATCACCAAAGGCCAACCCTCCCGTCCGCGATCGGGTGGCTTCTGTTCAAGCTTTGCTGGAAAACGGGAAGGGCGAAGTCAGATTGCAGGTCGCCGCAAATTGCAAACGAACCATTGAATGTTTAGAGCTTCAGAGTTACACCGAGGCCGGTGATCCCGATAAAGATGCGGGTTATGACCACATGAATGATGCTTTGGGCTACTTGATCTACAGAGACTTCAGCATGATTCACCTGCGTCCGGGGCGTGGTACTGGCATTAGGCTCTACTAAACTGTGGTATCGGGCGGGATTTAACTGTGTATTCAGGCTTCTCTGGTGGTCGCCAGCGCGTTGGCAACGTTACTCAGGTGAACGACCCCAGTACGGCTTGGGTAAAAATGCAGCCACATTGGGAGCTGTTAGAGGCATTACAGGGTGGAACTTTTGCAATAAGAAAAGGCCATCGAAAATATCTTCCGCAGGAACCCAGAGAGCAAGATCTCAGCTATGACGTCAGGCTCCAGCGCTCCGTCTGTTCCCCCTTTACGACTCGAATCGAAAAGATGCTGGCGGGCATGTTGACCCGCAAACCGGTCAGACTTGACGATGTAACTGATCAAATCCGCGAGCAACTATTTGACGTTGATTTGCAGGGCAACGACCTACAAAGCTGGCTTTTTTCTACATCAAGGATTTGCCTGAGGTACGGTCACGTCGGTGTTCTTGTTGATGCGCCTAAAGCTGGTGACGATGGCCGCCCTTACTGGATTTCATACTCGCCAAAGGACGTGCTTGGGTGGAGGTATGAATTAACGGATGGGCAGCAGAAACTGACGCAGCTTCGATTGTTTGAAAAGGTGCTTGTCCCAGATGGTTTGTATGGAGAGAAGCAAGTTGAGCAGGTGCGCGTCCTAACTCCTGGCGCATTTGAGATCTTTCAGAAAGATCAAAAAGGTGACTTCCGTGTTGTTGATGAAGGGACAACAAGCTTGAGCGAGATCCCGTTCAGCGTTGCTTATTCCAACCGTATTGGATTATTGGAGTCATTTCCACCGCTGGCTGATATTGCCGAGCTAAACCTGCAGCACTATCAGGTTCAATCTGATCTTGGAAATCAATTGCACATCAGCGCAGTGCCGATGCTTGCGTTGTTTGGCTTTCCGCAATCTGCTGAGGAAATCAGCGCAGGCCCCGGAGAAGCTTTCGCCCTTCCTTCAGATGCACGAGCCGAGTACCTAGAACCCGCTGGCAACAGCTATGACGCGCAATTCCGCAGGCTTGCACAAATAGAGGCACAGATCAACGAACTTGGTCTTGCTGCTGTGATGGGCGCAAAACTTGTAGGTGAGACGGCTGAGGCTAAGCGCATTGATCGCAGTCAAGGCGATGCAACGATGATGCAGGTAGCAATGCAAATGCAGGACATGATCGACAACTGCCTGCGGTTTCACGCTGATTACTTGCAGGAGTCACAAGCTGGCAGCAGCCTTGTCAATCGTGACTTCATGGGCACAAGACTTGAGCCACAAGAGATTCAAGCGTTATTGCAGCTTTACACCGCTGGCACGGTGACACAGGAAACGTTGCTGCTGCAGCTAGAGGCTGGGGAAGTCCTAGGCGATGAGTTCGATGTTCAAAATGAGCTTGAGGCCACACAGGCCGGTGGATTGATGGAAACACCGCAGCCAGTTCCACAGCAGGAAGTCACAATGCCTGAAGGGGAACCGGAGGTAACCGATGAGCTGGTTGGATGATTTGCGCAAGCCAAAAGCAGAAGAGCCGCCAAGCCAATCGTTCTTTTATTCGCACGACAAGCTTGCTAATCAGTATTTCGCTGTAATCCGAATGGCATGGCATTTGGACGGCAAGGTTTGCGCCGTGACTGAAAGCAGTATTGCGATATATGACAAAGACGTTTTGGCTGAGTTCACGTCGATTCTTACTGAAGCTTTACGCCTTGGCGCTGATGTTTGTGTTGTGTGTATTGAGGATGCAAAAGTTCTTGGCATCCATGAAAAATGAGCACGCCTGCCGAGCTTTACCGTAATGCCATCGACCTCAATCGATTTAGCAACAGCGTCGCTAAGCGGATCATCGTTTCATATAACGATCTACTTGTGGATACTGCTCAGCGCCTTGCTGGGCTGGACGCTGTTTCTGCGCCTGCAAAAGCTGCACGGTTAAGGGCCACACTTGGCCAGCTAAAAACATCACTGAATGCTTGGGCGTCAAACAGCACAGCTCTGTCAGTAAGAGAGCTGGAAGAATTAGCAGGCGTTCAAGCTGGCTTTGTTGAACGCGAGTTAAGAGAAGCAATACCGCTTGAATTTCGTGATCAAGTCCGATCGGTTGAAATCAGCCCGCGTTTTGCTGAAGCCGTAGCAACAGCAGATCCAACACAGCAGGGGATCGTGTCACTTAGCGACGATTTAGAGGCTGCCGTAAAAGGGGCCAAGGATGTGGTCAGGGTCACGGTTGCTGATGGGGTGACAATGACGCTGCCAAACGGTCAGGTCTTGAAGAACTCGTTTGCAAATATGGCCCAAAAAGAGGCCGCGTTTTTTGGCCAAGCAGTTCGCAATGGATTTTTGACGGGTGAGTCAACGGACTCAATCATCAGAAGGCTCAAAGGTCGTTTGGTTGAAGGAGACGCTGGGCCTATTTCTCAGATTCTTCGCGCTGGTGGTGAATCAACTGTTCGCGCCAACAATCAAATTCGCACGTTGGTGCGCACCAGTGTGAATCAAGTGGCCAACGCCGCGAGCATGAAAGCTTATGAAGCCAACCAAGACATCACGAAAAAGTATCGATACACAGCAACTCTGGACAGCAGGACTTCTCCAATCTGCAGAGCCTTGGATGGTACGGAGCATCTTTACGGTAAAGGCCCAATCCCACCGCAGCACTTCAACTGCAGATCAACCACAGTTCCGATCGTTGATTATGAAGGGCTTGGATTTGATCCACCACCACCAAGCAAATTAGGCAGGCCAGGTGGGGACAAGAACATTCCAGATGGCGAGAACTATGGCCCATGGCTGAAGCGGCAGCCGAAGGATGTGCAAGAAAAAGTGCTTGGTGATAAAGGCCAGGTTGGTTATTTCAATGCGTTGTCGCGCAAGTATGGTCCTGATGGAGCAATCCGGCGTTTTGTGCGTGAGGACGGATCAGAGAAAACAATTGAAGATTTGAAAAGGGCTTATGGCGATCCGTCAAAAATCAAAGCGAAGCCAAAAGCCAAGCCCAAACCAAAGGTTGCACCTAAACCCAAGCCACAGCCTGCTCTTGAGCAGCAAAAACAATCAGAACGTTTTTTAAGACCTGGCACCAAAAATGAATTGGTATTTCAAAAGCAAGGCGGCACAGGAAAAATGTTTGAGGACAGCTTCAAGCAGCTAGAAGCTGTTGATGGTGTTGTTGGTGCTCATGCCCGCAAGATGCGGAAGTTTATGAAAAAGCAGGACATCGTTATACACCCTGGAATCCCTGAGACATTTGCAAATGGAGAGCGTTTCAAAGGCAACGAAGCGTTAATAAAAGCACAGCGTCAGGCCGTGAAAGCCTTGGAAAAACAGGGGA